TTATAATTCTTTATAAATTTGACAATGTCCGCTTTGCTTCTAACATTGGATGGAATTTCAATATTCTTTTCTTCTGCATATTTTTTTAGCTCTGCAACAGACATTTCATCGATTGTCTTTTCTTTCGTTATCAACTTCGTTTCTTCTTTTTCAATTATTTCTTTTTCAATTTCGACCTTAACACCTTTAGACTGTAGTTTCTTAATTAGATACTCATTATCAGTATGAGCTTCACCTTTTTCAAAGTGAAGCCCATATCTATCTTGTGTTAAAGGTTGATTCAAATATACTTTTGCTTGCATATTTTTATCCTCCTTATTTTACTTTTATCTTTCTAAATACTCCTGCTTTTAATGAGTTCTTTAATACTACTGCTGCCACCATTTCAACATCACCAGGTTTTACAGCTCCTGCTTTCGTAAAATCTGGTAAATGGTTTGAAATTAGTTTGTTACCTTGTAAAGAAACCCCGTGAAATCCGTCTTTCGCAATTTGAACAGCATAAATATCAGTAGTTCCATCTTCAGCTATTGGAACACAAGGTACAGTTTTCTTTGTTTTTGGATCGTAATATTCCTCTAAATCTTGCATAGGAACACCATCCCAGTTGTCTACTCCTCTACCGAAGGAATCTTCACTTCTGGTGTAATATCCCAATCTTCTAGCGATTCCATTCATTTTTGTCTTCATCTTGTTATTCATTAAAAGTAGATGAGGTTTTCCTTGCATTGTTCCAAAGAACTCGTCCATTTTGTCTGCGAATGCTTTATAGTTAGCATCCAACTTGTCGCTATTTGAAATATCTAATACTTCAAAGACTTTCTCATAATAAGTTGCTATACTAGCTTTCTCAGGTGTTTCTACTTTAGTATAAACCTCTCCTGCTTTTGTAAAATATTCTTTGTCAGCCTCTACATTAGTGTCTTTTGTTAATTCATAAGTAAACTCTGTATTGTATTCTGTGCTAGATCCTGTTAATAATGTATCAAGGCCATCAAATTCTTTCGAATTTATGTTAGAATCTCCATTGATAACTGTATAGTGGAATAAGTTGATTGCTCCTTTGATTTTCTCTTTCATTTGGAAATCTACTTCATCCACTGCACCAGAAGATTCAGCAATAACACGGTCGATTTTATACTCTCCTCCAAAAATCTTTAAGTCTGCTGATGCCTTTTCTCTTATTGCTTCATTAGAAGCGGCTTCATCATCTGAATATTCTTTGTTGATTTCTCTGAATGCTGCAGTTGATGGTGTTTTTAATTTCATATAACCATAGGTTAATGTACTACCACCTGTTCCTGGAGAAACAGCATTATCGAATAGTAACATATCCAATAATAAAGATCCTCTTCTGAATTCATCAATTACTTGTTGGTCCACTTTATCTGCCATACCAACTTTGGCTTCTTCTAATGTAATCATACATTTTTCCTCCTATTTTTTATTTGAATTTTTCTCTTAGAGCATCTAGTAATGTTCCATTTCCGTTGGTATTATTTTGATTATTGTTAGTTTGTTGCGTGCTGAAGCTTGGTAAGTTTGAGCTATTTTCTTCTGATTCGAATAAATAACTTAACTTTTCATTTTCTTGAATTGGTTTGATTTGCTCTTCTAATCCTGTTATCTTTATTTCTCCTGTTTTTTCGTCCTTTTCTCTTCCAATAGTCTTCATGTTCAAATGTCCCATTATAGATGCTTTATCCTTTACTTTGTAACCCTTTAAGGCGGTTTCTAGGGCTGCATCAAATTTCATATCTTCAACTTCTTTAGAACCCTCGGTCTTTCCTCTCTCATATTCGGCTTTTTTTAATGCTTCTATATCTACTTCTTCTAATTCTTTAATCTTTGTGTTTTTAGTTTCAACAACACCTTTTTGTACTTCTGCTTCTTCCTCTAGAGTTGCAATTTTAGTTTTTAGTGGTGTAACATCCTTTCCGTTCTCATCCATTATTGTGTCTACCGCTTTTTTGATTTGGTCCTCGTCAGTTACTCCTAGGCTTCTAATTTCATCTTCGATTGTTTTTCTTTTCATATACATTCCTTTCCCAGCTACGATTTTTATACGAGTTTTCTCTTCTCTTTGCTGCTTGCACTTGTTACGATCTGCAAGTAATCAATTTTGAAATAAAAAAATAGACATATAAAATATGCCTAAAATTAATAACTATTTATTGTTTTTTTCCTCTTTTTCCTCGATTACGGATTCTCCTACTTTTTCAACTAAGTACTGATTTTTTAAGAGTTCATTCGCTCTTTCTTCCGTAAATTGATACACAAAACCTTTTTTGTAATCTTTCTTTGTATGTTTGTCTGTAAAACTCTGTTTCATCTTTAATTCAATAAGTTTTTTCTTCATTTCTACCACCTCCTTTTAATGACAATAAAAAAAACACTATACTTAATTCGTATAATGTTTTTGCTTATTTTACTATTTTCTTTAAGTCCTCATTCTCGTTGTCTTCAACAATTTCCCATTTCCCACATAATTCTGGATTTTCTAAGCTAGATGGCTGAATAGCTGAATATAGATAATCGTCTCCGCTATCATCTATAATTCTTAACATTCCATCTTCAATTCCAATGCATTTATATACTTTTCCATTTGTTAGTCCTTCTACTCCAAAAGTTTTTCCAATATATTTAACTTTCACCTAGCTTCCCTCCTTTAACTTCTTATTTTTTATTTTCCAGTCACACATAAGTCCATTTTTGCTTTGTACCCAATGAATATCAAAAATATATTTATCACTTTCAATTTTTCCAGCTCTTTTAGTCCAATCACTCTCTTTGCCACCATACAATTCAGCATATTTCACTGCGTTTCTAAACTTCTTTATATTTTCTCCTGCTATTGTAATAATATTGGTTATTTCTGTTTCTTTTGGTATGAATGTCATAATGCCTTGATTGTTTACAAAAGCTAATTTATTCCCTAATGCTACTTTACTATTATACAATGTTTCTTTGTTGTTTTCAATTAGTTTCGAGCCTTTTACAGCCTTTTGTGATACACTCTTGTTAAATCCTGCCACTCTTTCTCTTTCATTGTTTCGTTTTAGCCCTGTTTCTCCTATAAATAGCTCTAACTCTCTTTCTTTTTGTTTTAGTTTATTTGAAGACAAATTGAATTTATTCCTTGCTTCGTTTAATAACTTCTCATCTTCGCTTCCGAGCATTATTCCTTGATATCCTGCAAGTTCTCTTTTGGTTGCTCTAATTTCTCTTTCTTTTGCTCTTTGCATCTGTAATGCTTTATATTCTCCGTATTTCTTGTCCTTTATATGTAACCGTCTTATTATTTATTTCTTGCAACTCTTCATCTGTATAGGCTCTTTTACTTACACCCTCTATAAATGGAAATTTGCTATGTCTACAATTTATTCCTCCTAGTCCATCTATCTTGCCATATCCCGTTGTTTCTTTTAATCCAGGATATTTATCACTTTTACCACTGATACTATAAACTTTACCTTGCCACCAAGCATGATTTGTATGGTCTAACTTTTTCGTTACTCTGGCTCCAATATGTGCCGTAACTTCAACTAAGTCTGTTCCCATTTCTTCAGCTCGTTGGTCTTGCAATTTATTGGCTGTTTGATTTACTCCTGTCAAAACTGCTCTTCGTACTGCTACATCTATTTTGTCTAATTTTCCAGAAGGATACTGTACATTGATTCCATCTTTTGAAAGTTGTTCTACTGCATTAAATATAGCTGTATTATAATCAAATGCTCCACTTGTGTACTGTCTATATGCCATGTTGGTCATTTCTATAAATTTACTTTGTGCACTTCCTGCTGATGTCATTATTAAGTTGTGTATATCTCCATTCGCTTTTTGGATTCCTGCTTTTAATATTTGCATCATTGAAGGACTATTATTAAATGCGGTTGGCTTCAAGCCTGCTAATTCGTAAATCTTGTCATCATATTTCATCGCCATTACTGATGCTTCATTAAATATTTTTTTAACTTCTCTTTCGGATAAATCGGTAATATCTGCAATTTCTGCAATAATATCGTTGTATAAATATCCACTCTCTTGTGCTGCTTTAATTTGATGTCTAGCTGTTTCTGTCATAACACCAGCTTGTACTATTCTTCGTGCAATATCTTTAATGATAAAATTTTCTAATTCAGCATTGATTTTTATAGCTTCATCTGCACAATGCTCCAGATAATCTGGTGTTAGCATTTATATCACTACTCCTCATCTATCGTTGAATCTTCTTGTATAGGCATCATTTCTTTCGCTTGTTCTTCAGTTACACCATATCGCTTCATTAAATAAATTTCTTTTTTGATATATCCCTGATTTGCCTCTTGCATCATAATAGTTTGTTCTTCTTTTGCATCAACCAAAATACTATCATCCCAGGTATAACTTGTTTCATATTTTCCAATTGGTGCTAAGTGATATAATGTCGCCAATACATCCATTGCATAAATAGCATCTTCCAAAGCATCTTCTAGTGCTTCTTGAATATCTTTAACTGTAGCATAACTTCTTTGTTTTGCACTTCTGATTTCTGTGGCCGTCTTCTCTATTAGCTGCGGATCTGATATAGTTCCATAAGCTAAACCACAGACAAATTCAATTCTTTTCAGAATATCATTAAAACCTTTGTATAGTTCTGTTTCTCTAATTTGTGGACTAAAGATTTCATAAAATGCCTTTCCATCTCTGTTAGATCCAAATGCTCTAAATAATCTTTCTTTTAATTTCGGAAGTCCAAGTTTTCCATTCATTGTTTTACTCTGCTGTAGTGCCGTTGGGTCTGCATCTATTGCTACTTCAGTTGCTTCAAATTCCCATAATAACCTAGAAAACTGCTTGTCTGCTTCTTTTATTAGTTTAGTAGCCCTGGCATAACACGATGGTCCACAAGGACTATCTGGATCTATCGTATTAGCAAGTGGTATCTTAAAATACCCAAATAAAGGTTTTTCAACATTATCAATGGGAACAACAGGAGAAATATCACTCCACTCTTTAACTGCTCCTAATGATATTTCTTGTCCCAAAATTTCTTCACTTGTACTCATATATGCTTTATTCACTATTGTGTATTTCTTTGTACTTACATCTAAAACATGATATTCAAGTCTTGTAAAATAATATTTTCCTTCAACTTTTCTGCTTACAAAAATCCCTGCTGTACATTCTTCATCACTATTATAGGCAGTTGGAAAAAAGTTTGCGGCCTTTACGATATCAATTAAAAGTTGCCCATTTGAAACATATGGCTTAAGTACCATGCTTCCTAATGAGCAACCGTATTCTAAATTCTTTCTTAATTTCTTTTTTAACTTTTTATATTTTTTATTTAGATAATCTGCTCTTTTACTACCTGTTATCTCGCTTTCGAATTCTACAAGTGTTGAAGTTGCAAATTCTCTCGAAATACCTGAAGCTAATCCTGCACTTACTACATCATCGTTTAGCCAAGGAGCTTCATCTTTGTACATTTTCTCCCACAAGTTTATTGCAGTTTCCATCTTGTTTGATATTGCTATGTCAACATTAAACTTTGTTCCAATATTTAGATTAAACATTTTATTTATCGCACTCCTTATCCATCCTAAAATTTTTCTGAACATTTTATACCTCCGTCAAAATCAACATATCAATTGACCTTTCAATTGTATATTCAAAAGCATCTAGTGAGTCAATATCTGAAGTTCCATCATCTAGTCTTTCGTCTGTCGTTAATACTTTTGGATTCCATACTGCACTGCAAAATGCTGTTTCAAGAGTTTCGCAATCTTCAGTTAAATATAATCTCATCTGTCCCATTAAT